GGTTTTGCGTAGACAAAATGTCAACCTCACGGCGCAAACGATTTATTTCAGCAACTAACTGCTGAAGCATCGTACGCAACACATCTTTGTCATCTGACACCAAAGCATTGACGGACGGAAGTTGGAATGGTTCTCTCATTATGCAAACACCTGTGAACCCAAAACAACAGCAGCCGAATCGCCTGCAGCCAACTGCGAAGCAACATTCGCATCCAACTTGCTGTAAGTAATTGCACCATCATCAATATTCGTACCAGCAGACAAACCTTCGCAGAAGGTTTTAACAGCCGTAAAGTTGGCGTTAACCTCAGTGGCAACTGCAGGTGTACCATTGATAAACGAATTGGGTATAGTTAAAGTAGCCATTATCCTTTGATTCTCCTCGCTTGATATTTATAGCCGATACTGTTTACACCCCACGACTGACCCGTTGGACCAGTCAATTGAAGTTGCACAGACCTAGCCAAACCAAGATTTTTTCCAATAACCACCGTCTGTGATGATGCACCACTCGCCCAAACATCGCCCCACAAATCGGTACCCCAAATCAAACCAGAATCAGGGGGCGTAATCGTCACATCATAATTACGCTTCTCGTTATTAAACCCGTCATCATAATCATGGTAAACCTTAACATTTATTGCACCAGTCAAAACTGGTTCCTTTACAACAAACTCTGGGCGGCGAAACATTTTTCTTTGCATATACGACCCGCCCTCAAACCACTTCGTCCGATAGTAACTAGAAAAGTTGGCGTTCGTACCCGCAATATTGTCAACCTCCAACGAATATTTATCAATTTCAATAACCCGAGGTTCAGATGGGTGAATCATATATGAATGATTCACATTTGATGCATCAGTAAAATCGCAACCAGAAATAAGACCAACACCATCAGAAGTCTGAAATTTTGTCCACGCACCGCTACGACCAATAGAAGGGTCAAACACAAAGTTCACCTTTGGTGTAGTAACCGTAGCATTCTTATCATATGGCGCAGACATCCACAACTTCTTATTAACCCAACTCAGAGTAATTGCGGATTGGGCTGCAGTGTTAAACTGCCCCAAATCCACAGCGGGACGAATCGGGCTAAACAGGTCAGCCAATGCTGACCCGTCAAAAAAGAACAAACCTTCAGGATTGCTAAAGAAATATACTCCAGTATCAGCAACAGCCATAGCACGATGCCCAGCGGCACCAAGTTTCGTAGAAAGTTGCACCACACGAAAATCGTTGGAATCATACCCAAACAAAATAAATATGGCTTGCTGCTTAAAAATAACCAGCGAACCATTCACCACAGCCATCGCCGTAATACCAGTTCCACCAGAAGGCAAATCAATATAATCATTCTCAGCCCAATCCCTAGGCTGGTCCTCATGCGACCAATGAATACGGTTCGGGTAAACAGTTCCGTTAATGTTTACATTTGCGGCAAACATTTTGTTTGCGTGAACACACAAATGTTCACAACGCATAAAACGGTCAGACCCTGGACTATTGTAATTATTATTCCAATGCGAAGTGGTCAAAGCGGGAATTACGGTTGCGTATGTGTCGGTTGTTTTCCAACGAAAACCGTTAGCCCCACCAGTACCAGAAGCAATAAATAGTTCGTCACCCCAGTTAACCATACACGCACCTTCACCACCAGCAACAACAACATCCGTTCCGACACCGCTTTGCAACACAGTAAAATTTCCGCCCGTAGAATGCAACACCTTGGTGTCATTGCTCAACATGACACGGGGCGTAGCCCCGCTGAACCAATGCAACTGAAAAGGTGCCCAAGTACCAGACACAGCCGTACTGTTAATACGCTCATAACCACCACGACTGAATACGCCACCACGGGGGTCAATTTCCACATTCAACATATCAGGCGACTCGTTATCAGCCAACTGAAACTGGTCGGCACGAAAGTTCAACCCACCAGTAAAATCCTGCTGCTGATAAATCTGAAGCGACGACATTACTCTCCGAGTTGACGACCCAACCGATTAACCCAACCATTAAAAGTAGGACGACCCCGAGTTTGACCATGAGCCATAATCAACTGACCATGACTGGTCGGTTTCATAATGCTAGAGCGTGCCAACTGCACACCCTCATCAAACGCCTGCTTATAGACGGCAGCCATCTGCGCATCTTCAAGTTTCTGATAGATACGACTGCACGCATAATACACCAACGGAAAATGCAAACTGGGAGCCGCATCAACGGCTCCACCCGTAGTCTGCCAATCAATCGGCTCACGATACGCACGCACAGACAACACACGAGCATTATTCGGCTTCGGAAACAAATGAATAGAACCATTCCACACCGCATAAAACAATGGGTCACCACTCGTATCATACGACCCAATATAGGTTTGCTCAGCCATATCATAGCCGACCATATCCAAACGGGAACCCACACCCACATTGTCCACCACAGACACAACCTGCGAAATGGGGTCAGCCGTAAACGCCGAAATACTATAGGCACGCTGGTCAGTAACCGTAGTAAAAGTGAAACTGGTTTCCAACCAGTTCCAACGCTTCTCCAAATCCAAAATACGGTAATAGCCATCCCGAATATAAAGATTCAGCAAACTATCTGGCAAATCCTCACTATCCAAGTCAACAATATCCCGAACCGTGCTTCGCAACACCGAAGCAGTCATAGTCTGGTAACCCACGACTAAACCTCCTTAGATTTCGCTTTACGCCCCTTGGGAGCCACCACAGGCTGCACAACGGCTGGCTGCTCCTCCTCAAAAGGCATACCACCAGCCTGAATAGAAACCGCCTCAACGGCAGTCTGTCTACGCCCCGCTACAGGGTCACCATAATACGCTTGAGCATTTACTCGGCTGTTCATCACAATTACGGGTTTTGTTCCCAAAACCCGATAAATGCTACTATTTCAGGCGATTAATCTTCCTAGCCGCATTCTTGGCGGTTTCAGACTTAACAAACTTCAACGCATCCTGAATGCTGTTACGCAAAGCCTTAAGAGCCTCATCGGAACCAGCCATCATTACACGCTTACCTTCTTTCATGCGCCCAGCACTCATAGCATTCTTATTGTAACGCATAATACGCCGACCACCCAATTCGGCACGCACATTCGGGTCAGAAACCCTTTGCGCCACACCACGCATATTCTTCTCAACCTTCTTCGCTTCACCAGCACGAGACTCAACGGCTTTAGCGTGTTCCATACGACCAGCACCACGAGACATCATTCGGTAAGCCTCATTATCACCAGACTTCATCAACTGATGCATCTTCTGCTTCATGGACATACGGTCCCAATCGCTCTTAGAAATATCCTTCGGACGACGCATACTCTTGGGGGCTTGCTTACCTTTTGCCATAATTATCTCCTAGTAGCCGCCAAATAGGCAGCATATTGTGCCATTGGGTCATTAATCGCACCCAACATATTAGTTGTGGCTGTTCTACTGGGCTGGGTACGAGAACCCGTAGGAGCCTTGGAATCCTTGAACATTTGCTTAGTGCCCCTGTACGCCGTACGGGCACCCTTGAGGGCTTGTGGAGCCTTCAGGAACGCCATATACGCCGCCAACGAAGCAGCATGACCAGTATCTGGACCAGACTTCTGCAACCTAGCCAACTCATTAGCAGTCAACGGAGAAACAATATCCACCACGCCTCGGTTAAATTTGTCAATTGCTTGCGTAGCAGCCCTAGCCCCAGATTGCCCCATAGCAGTTCTGGCATCCACGGGCTGCTGGTCAATCCCACCTATGGAACCCAAAAACCTTACTAGGTCCTCCCAATCAAACCCTTTGGGTTTGCGTGCCCCAGCCATTACTTACCAGCAGACCAGTTCTTTCCAGATTCCTTCATAACCTTCATATGCTGCTTAGCCATTTTGCTTGTCTTTGCCATTGCACGCTTCTTGGTCGCTGTTCGTGCGAACTGCGACCCCAACTTCTTGGCAACTGGCGCAGACAACTTTGCTGTCGCTTTGGCGGCATCATCCCAAAATCCTGCTGGACGAGCCAAACCAGTAATCGCAGGCTTCCTAGCCATTAGCGGCGACCTTTTTCAATTTTTGTCTGAAAACGATTTCGGGCACGCTGAGCCTTTGCAGCACGACGAACGCTGGCGTTCGGAGTATTCTTTGCAGCCAACTTTTTCTGGTTAAGAACTACCTTACCAGCGTTACGGCGAGCAGCAGCGTCACGACCTTCTTCAATCGCAATTTCCATTTTTCCGTATGCCTTATCCATTTTATTAACATACGAGGTACCACGGCGACTGGAGGCACGACCCTCAATTTCTTTTGCCGCCCGAGTAATTTTGGTACGAGCATTGCGAGGTAGGTTGCTTGTAAAGGAAACATTTCCAACTTTGCGTGCAGCCTTTTGTGCAATCGGGTACACCACATCATCCAAGAAACCCTGTGGACGGGCTAACCCGCCAATTGCTGGTTTACGACCTTTAGCCACGGCTTTTCCTTTTTATTCTTGCTTCAATAGCCTTAGCCTGCTGCCAAGACCTAGGTTTTCCTTTGCGTGGAGCGTTTGCACCACGCTTAATATCTTTCTCTACCTCATATTGATGTTGTTCGGTAAACGACATTTTTTCCATTTGTCGGTGTATACCCAAATCAATAGCAGGTTTACGACTCTTAGCCATCATTACTTAACTTTTTTCCCTCGTGCAGCAGAAATCTGCGAAGCACGCCACTTGCGATAAAACTCAACCAAAATTTGGCGAGCAATCTTAGTGTTCGTAGGATTCAACATCCCACGGTCACCTTCATCCAAAGCACCCAACTGTCCCTTAACGAACTCGCCTTGCGACTCACCCATCTGAGGCTGCGGAACATCCTTCAAGACCTCTTTTGCGGTAATCGTTTTCTGGTTGTCATCCTTATTTTTGTTGACAACCCTCTGATAGGCGGCAGCAGCCGCTTTACCAGCAGGCGAATATGAGAATTCTCGTCCGTTAATTTTCGGCATAATGCTTCCTGTTTATACTTCGCAGGTGGGGGTTTCCCCCCACCCGCAAAACAATTATATTACTTGCGGTAAATGCTCACCGCATCCGCTGCAGTGAACACTGCAACGAACGACGCTGACGATGCAGCAGCGACAGTTGCCGAACCGACAAGCGTCACTCCCGAAGCACCAGCAGTCAAGGTGATTGCGTGCGTTGAAGCAGCAAGGTTCACAACGGTGAATCGGAAACTTGAACCGACCACTTCATCCGTGAACGCTGCACCCAACTGGGCACCCGTTGGCGTTGTCAACGCACGACCCGCTGTTGGGGTCATCGTGTAAACAACTTCCGCTGCACCAGCAAGAGTGGCAGCAGACTGGGTCGTTGCTTCATCGGCGGCGGCAACAACAGTTACCTTCTCCTCTTTAGCAGCCCACGCCTCCAGACGCTTGCGAGCAATAATTCCTTGTGTATCATTCTGAACCAATGGCATTTTTTTCTCCTATTGTGGTTTGGTGGGTGGGGGTTTTACCCCCACCCACGATTATGACTGCTGTTCTAATTAGGCAGTCTTGGCAGTCAGTTTGCCCTGCTTCTTGGCGTTACGGCAAGTAAGGTTGCCGTAGCAAAGAATCAGTGCGTAACGGGCATCCACATCCTCTGGGGACACGAACTGGGTTTGTGCAAACCACTTGCCCGAGTGACCGACCAGCGTCAGATACTTGCTATTCAGGAAGTATACGACACCTGCGGTGCAATGAACATCGTACGCCACTGGAGCAGCCTTGTAAAGCAGGTTCTGGAAACCAGCATCTGCAGTCTTGGTGTCAGTGAAACGGAGCGATGGAACCAACAACGCCTCATACTTCTCAAACAGGGTCTGAGTCGTAAGAATCATGTCTGGGTGGTCATTGCCCACCGACACGGTGTTGTAGGCAGTCGCCATCTGAGCGAGAGTCAACGCAGTTGCGGTGTTCTCCTCATATGAACGCCAGTATTCGTTGCCCGAGGTTGCACGGTTGATTCCACCGACAGTTCCCGAAGCCTCAACGATATTTCCCAGACCGTTCCAGTCCTTGCCGCTGTTGCCCGTTCCGTCTGCGAAGAACATCTGGTTAAAACCTTCACGCATGGACTCCTCAGCCTGCATGATTTAGGCT